TTTCATTGCTAGTCCAAAGACCCCATGTCAATCAGTACTGAAGGCGCTCAGAGGAACGTCGCTGGAAGCCAGTCGGCCGGTCACGTGTCCTCGACAGATATGTCGAAAAACGAGACTGGAACGTCCACGTTGAGTGGAGAAACCGAGCTTCGCGAAGTCGCTGAGCTATTACTTCATGTGTACAAAACCTTCGGCTTTATGAGTGAAGGTTATTCTATTGACAATACCGTTCAAATATGGTACGATACTTGCAACGCTTACAAAGTATCGTGGCTGAAGCTAGTAAAATATAAACTAGCTTCTTTCTTCAGTTTCTGGATCAATGAAGAGGGACGTAGGTGGAAAGAATCAAAATTCTTTGCAAAACGCTCGAAATTCGAGAGCTTCACAAAGCTCGATTTACCACCCTGCCCTATCAAAGATTCAACATATAAACCCCGACCTGACGTTTTACTAGGAGGGGCCGCTCATCACTGGCTGACATCTAAACACAGTCCTAGAGGAACAAAGTTCCTTGAATTTCTAGTGACTATCCTTACAGGTGTCAAGAAAGGAGCTCCAAGAGGATCGCAGAAGGACGCCGAAAAGGCAGAAATCGAAACGATCGAAAAACTCTGTAACGAGGGGATCAAAGAAAGATCCCTGCTCAGCAGATGGAAGGAGCTATTACCAGAAGTAAAACGGGAACCAACATTCGATGAACTGAAATTCGTCATCAATAAGATGACTAGAGACAGTCTCGAAAGTTTTAAGGAAGATCCTGAGAGAGTACACTTTCTAGTGGCCCTCTTCAAGGTCATTGAGGCTACGTTTAAGGAGCCCTTTAGCGATAAAGATCGCTATACACCTGTTTTACCCTCAACCAATTCTACATACGAAACGACCCGCAAGGATGGCGGGGCATATGGAGAGTTCAAACTGAACTACGCTTCATATGACACAAAAGAATTGATCGATGTGAGCGAAAAAGCTGAAGAAAAAGAGTTCTACGAGTTTAGGATGATTGGCGAAGAAAAGGAGAAGAGAAGAAAGATGGTGGATGTATCGCTGGTGGTGGATGCAACTGCACTACACCAACGATGGTTGCTTGATATTTATGACGAACTTCTTGAAGAAGCTCTAACTCAAGAGAATCTATGTACAACTGTTGTACTAAGAGAAGCTCTGAAGTACAGAGTGATCACTCGAGGTCAGATGGCAAGAACAATGATTTTAAAACCATTGCAAAAATTCATGCATCGAACAATGAGAAGAACACCACTATTCCGATATATCGGAGAGTGGGTCGATGAGTCCAAGTTGGACAAGGACTTTGAAAGTGTCCCAAGTTGGGCCAACACTATGGTCAGCGGTGATTGGTCAGACGCAACAA